GGCTTCAGTCAGTTTTTCGTCTGCATCCAGATACCTCTGTAATGCATCCTTTTCTCTTACCTTGTATGGGAAAGGATCGTCGATATAAACTTCTGGTTCAGCCTTTCCTGAATAATAAAGATGACGTTCGTGGAGAATACTTTGATACCTCTTCTTAGCTCTTGCCCGAAGAAGTCTTAGATCATTGAATAACTGATAGTATTTAGAATGTAACGAAGGGACCACCAAAGAGGCGGTGTGCAATTCATCAGGATCGATCTGGGAATCTTTTTCCCACATCTCCTGAATTGTCTCAAGGTTCATACTTCAATAAGGTTTTTATCAAGGAGTTGGAAGATCTTGTACTTGAAGGTTACCGATGCAGTAAAGTAACTGATATCAGTTTGAGTTGCATCAAAGTCAAGAGAGCTCAATGCGACTGGAAAGAGCCCTTCTAGTTTAACATATGCCTGAGGTCTTAAGTTACTGTTCAGGATTTGTAAAGTCCCATCAGAAAATTCTGCATGAGGATTCTCCCTATCTCCAATGCTAGGATAGTAAACATCATCTTGTCGCAATTCAATAAATTGTTTTTGGCTATCTGGATAACCAAGACCCACCATCCATTTATAAATTTCACTATAGTTTTGAAGATCTTCATCAACAATAAAGTTGACGCGAAAATCGTCGTAAACCAACTTATCCCCAGGAAGATCAATATCTTTCAGGTAAGTTGGTTGTATTGCAGTTCCTAAAGTTAAACCTGGCAGATTCGCACCTACAGCCAGAAAGTCCACTTTAGGGCATTTATTGATCTTCAGTTTAAATCCAACAGGTGACAGAAAGTTTCTGTTTGATACCTGTTCTAAACAGGGATTACCAGCCATGGGCTTTTATTTGTATTTAGATATAAAAAAGACCCCCCATAGGAGGGTCTTATAATGCACAGAGGCACTTTTCACACGGAAGGACTATTATTTATTCACCCCACCATCCTTCTTCTTTGTGTATCCAAACTTTCAAATCTTTCACATATTTTCTTAATATTTCAGCCTGTTCCTCATGCCATGGATCCCCAGTCTGCATTCCAATGCGTGTATGGTTATCTATGGCTTTGAGTATGTTATGGATGGGAGCATTCCAACACTCCCTTTTTGGAGTGTTCCATTCTCGTGGCACGGAATTACTAGCGAGTGTATTTCATTATAACGAAGGTACTCAAGTTTGCAACTACCAGGACTAATCTCCGAGTAACCGACAATCATGAATGCGATAAATTCCACTATTTCTTTTTGCCTCCATTCTTAGCTTTCTTTGCCGTTGCGTTACCACTATTCTGTTTCGCATTAGCGGACTTACCTTTCTTGTTCTTTGGTTTGCCCATCGGTGGAGGTGCAAGATAACATTATATTTAGACAAAAAAAGACCCCCGAAGGGGTCTTGGTGATGTCCAGAAGGACCAAGATCACATCAAATTGGTGACCTTAACTCTTCTGTAGTAACGGTTTGCGCTCTGAGTGAGAGCGCCAAGACCCTGAGTTGTACCCTCAGCGAATGGGTTAGCAACCATACCGTAACGGGTCTTAAATCCGATCTTAGGCTGGAAGCTGTTCTCACCAACGGCACGAACCATCTGGAGAGGAACGTATGGGCAGTAGAAGATACCGGCGTCATAAGGTGAAGAACCCTTATAACCAACAACATAGTAGTGGTTGGCTTCGGCACCACCAGAGGCGGCATAAGGATCGATGTAGACGCGGTACTTACCATTGATTGTACCGGCAAAGGTGTTGCCAGTGTCATCAACGTTCAGGTTAGCGTTCAGGGCAGGGGTGTAATCAAGTACACCAGCCATGGTCAGGGCAGAAGCAACGTCAGCGGAAGTAACGATAACGTTACCCTTTCCTCTACGAGTTCTTTGTGCGATTGCGTTAGCGTCGCGCTCGATTTGGAACAGCAGACCCTTGAACTTCTCAACCGACCAACGACCATTGGAGTCAACGTCCAGGTCAAAAGTACCAGCGGTAGCAACGTTAGCCTGAGCACCAGACTCAGCAACCTTGTAGATGGTACGGATGACTTCTCTGTTGATTTCGGCGAGGATCTCAGTGGAGAGGATGTTTGCCAGTTCGGCTTCGGCATTCAGACCGTGGATAGCCTTAAGGTCTTGTGCCAGTTCCAGTGAGTACTCAGCCTTCAGGGCGCGTGACTTAGCGGTAACGGTGACCTTCTCGATGGAGAAACCCATTTCGCGGAAAGCGTTCGAACCGCTATCCAGAGCTTCTGCATCACCAGTAACCATACCCTGACCTACGTTGTAGAGGGCCTGGTTGGCGTTGGTTGAATCCAGAACAGATGGGTTAGTACCCGACTGAGCGGCAGTTGTACCGAAACCGGCGTTGCGTGAGGTGAAGCCAGCGGTGAGGTCAAGACCTGCGTCTTGAGCAGAGAACCCAGAATCGGGCTCGTTGTAGAAGGCTTCGGTGCCAGTCGCAGGATTACGGTCAGTACCGTACATCGAACGCATGGCGAAAATCAGTCCAGTAGGACCGTTCATTGGTTGAACGCCTGCGATATCATAGGCGATCAGGTTAGGCATTGAACGTCTGATCAGGGAGATCAGAACGGGGTCGAAACCAGCGGTAGGACCACCAGCGGCAGAAGTGCCACCAAATCCACCACTAGCACCAGCAGCGTTAGCACTGTTGGTTGGGGTTTCGTACAGGAATTCTCTTTCTTCGCGCAGGAAGCGCTCTTGGTTTTCCAGCAGGCAAGCGGTTACCGCTCTACGATGGGCGTCCTTGATATCACCAAGGCCTTCATGATTCAGAAGAGGGGCCCACTTTTCCTGCAGATGCTCTGATTGGAACATTTGCGTTTACCTAATTTAAAGTGTTTACGGGTTTGATAATCTTAAATTCACTTTTTAGCAACTTGGTTCAGGATGCTCAGGTATTGGCTCATAACACCAGAATACTCAGGTGTAGCAGCCTCTTCGTTCAGCACCTTCTCCGAAGTTTCTTTCTGGACCTTCTGGCCGAAGTATGACTCCTTCAGAGTTTCCAGTTTCTCACGATATGAGGTTTCACTTTCAAACTCAACACTCTCGGCGAGTTGGGCGAGCTTCTCTTTTTGGCTCAGGGCAAGACCCTCAGCAACCTCAGATACGATCCCATCGGCAACCGACTCAGCAAGTCGCTTGTTCAGGGAGACATTTCTTTCGATCTGCTCGTTGAGTTTAGTCTCCATTTCATCAAGTTTGTTTACCATGCTCTCGACTACATCATATCTATCTTCAGGGATTGATACATAATGTGCTTCAAAAAGTTCCTTCATGCCTGAGAGGAAACTCTCAGTCATTTCGGACTTAAGACCGTGCTCGACGGCCAGTTCATTCTCTTGGAGCCATTCGTCAGCGACGTACTCCAGGTAACCGTCAACGCGCTCTACCAGAGCAGCCTTGACAGATTCGATTTCTTCTACGATACGCTCTTCGTTCTTAGCTTCCATCTCTTCTGCAATTTGTGCAACCTTTGCACTGATTGCGGCTTCAAAGATGGTCTTAGCCTTCTCTTGGAACTCTTCGGTGAGTTCTTCACCAGAGAAGAGAGCATTCATATCTTCTTCGATATCGTACTCGGGGGTTTCATCAACAACCTCTTCAGTTGTCTCTTCCTCTTCGGTTACGATTTCATCTTCAACCTCTTCAACCTCTTCACGGGCCATGGCAGGTTTTGCGCCACGATTAACAACGTCTGCTACGGTCTTGATTTTTGGCTCGCGCAGTTTTGCGGAGTCATTATCCGATCTGTAGTTGTCGGGAGTAGGGCCGCCGAGGTCTTCATAGGAACCAGCCACCGATGTATCCATCGGCATGCCAGCCTTTGCGTTAGCGTTAACGGCAGTCTTGGATTGAGCAGTGCCTACTTCCATTTCTTGTAAATTTTTACCACGGGACATTTGAACTCTCCGATTAAGACTTTATAAGTGTAGTTAATCTATTGTTATTTATAAATTAGAGATTTCCCAAGAAGTCTTGGAAAAGTCTCAACTTGTTCTCTTGTAACTGTCTATTATTAACAAGAGTGTTGATCTGTTTGTATGTCTTCTCTGCATATTTTTCGCGGAGAATTCCACCATCCCAGACCCATTCTTTGCCTTCCATAATGCCATCTACGAAGGCATCTGGGGCTGATGGATCCGCAACAATGTCTGCGGCTGTGGCGAGCATGAAATCCTCACCAACGATGTTCACGCCCTCATTATTCATGCGGACAGAACCAACACCGCGAGAAGAAACACCAAGTTTGACACCTTCATCAAGAAGGGACTTTGCAATGTTTCCCATCGGTGTATTTAGGATCTTTGCACGACCGATGAAATTGTTACCTTCACGAACCAGAGAAGTGATCTTGTGAGATACACGATCCAGGTTTACTGTAGGTCCATCGGGGTGACCCAGTTCACCAAGAGCACGACCCTTTTGGATGAAGGTTTCGTTGTAACGACCTACTTCTCTCTCAAGGGTATTGCAAGGATACATTCTTCCGTTGCGATTTTTGATATCGCCTTGGAGGAATACACCCTCAATATAGAGGCTCTTCTTACCGTTGCGTTCTTCAACGATAACCTCTACCTGTTCGATTTCTTCTCTGATAAGTTTCATTGTTTTAGTTTGTAAAACCTACTTTGGTAACTTGAACTGTTCCACCAGTTACATGGATGAGATCATCAGCTCTCTTAACAACCAGTTCGGTTGTGTTTTGCAACATAGTAAAACTTGAAAAACCGACAAAACCAGCTGTTTGGAGACCCACGATCACCGAACCACCAGAGGCATTGACAACCCTAACAACAGTGGCACTGTTAACAGTTGTACTGTTACCAATACCAGCGGCTAAGTTTGCTTCATTACCTAATGGTTTAATCTGTTGATTAGCCATCCTCTTCCTCTTGGGTTAAATCTTCATCTTCATAATATTCTTCTTCATCACCAAAAAGATCTGCAGCAACTACAGGTCTTCCAGCCTCAAGTCTGTCTGCTGATTTTGCAAACAAAATATCCTTGATCGCATCACTAATCTCATGAGCAGGTGCATCTTGCAACACCAAATCAATTAAATTTTCAGAATCCACGATAATGTAAGTACACTACAAATTATTTATATTTCCCCACCTTCAGGGGCTTCAACAGCCTTTTCATCAATTCCAGGGTCTTGAGTTGATGGTTGGGATTTATTTTGGAGATCTACGGCAGCTCCTGCAAGTTCCATTGACTGCATCATGAGAGGATCTGGATATAAACCAGCCTCGATTTCTGCAGCGATCAGTTGATCCTGTTCAACAATCTCCTCATCAGTTTGACGAAGGATCTTACGTCTTACATAATCTTGTGAAAAATACTTACCGATGTATTGTTCAGCCTGTGCAGCATTATTGATGCGTTCTTGGAACAACTCACTATCTTTGAGTTCTGCAAAGTGGTTGTCGTAAATATAATCAAACTGAATGTGTTCGGACATTGAAGTCCAATCTTCAGGAGTAACGACGTTCTTCAGGAGAAGTTGGGTCTTCAACATGTCAAGGAACATGTTAGAAAATCTCTTACGAAGACGACCAACAAACTTGTTAAATCTCAGTTCGTCTCTAAGAATTTCGGAAGAACGACCAAGGTTAAAACCACCTTCCCCACCGATACGGGTTTCTGGAACACCCAGAGCTTTGTAGAGTTTTTTCTGGAAGTATTGAATATCAGTAATCTCACCAAGGTTTTGTCCTCCTGGTAGAGTTGTGATTTCTGTACCACGACCACCTTCTCTTCTTGGCAGCCAGAAGTCCTCAAGCATACTCATGAACTTCTTATCATCACGGACTTCTCCTGTGTTTGCGTCATAGACCAATTTGGATCTATAACGGTTCATGACATCACGAAGATATTGTTCTGCCTTTACCTTTGGTAGATTACCTACATCAATATAGAAAATTCTACGTTCTGGTGCGCGTGATAGTCTGTAGATAACAAGACTATCTTCAATCATTCTAAGTTGGTTCAAGGCTTTAATGCCCTTATGCAACCAAGACAATGTGAGATGTTTGTTTCGATCTACCAGACCAGAAGTACAATAAGTAATTGCATCTTTTGCAATTTTTACCGCACCATTTTTTCCTGCTGTTGGAAGATATGAAGATCCGTTACTTGTATTTGGATTATATTCAAAATACTCCTCTAATGTTGGAGTAAGTAAATTCGATTCGTTATTATTCAGTCTTGCCAAATTTGGATCATTCTTTTTAGCCTGACGAACATATTTGATCTTCATGGCATCAATGAATCTCAATTCTTGAATGCCTGCATGAGGATCCTTGAGATCAATTACTTTGTGATAATAAAGTCTACCATCAATATACCAGTTGCGGAAGATCTCATGAGCCTTAGAATCAAAGTCCAGAAGATCTTTAATATACTTAAATTCGTCGCGGATAATCTTTTTGATATTATCCCCGACGTTTAAATTTTGAAGATCGATCTCAACGGGGCTGTCGCTGAGATCAGATACAATTGCTTCGTTTACAATATCTTCAATCGCTTCGTCACACTCTGGATGCAGAGACATTTCTCTGTATCTTTTGATGAGATCATACTCATTCCTGAATACACCTTCAATATCAACATATTGTCCATAGAAGCCACTACTTACAAAGTAGTCGGATTTATCTGCATCGTTCTGCGGAACAGGAGAAACCGCAGACTTAGGCAGATTATCTCCGTCAGCCCCCTCTATGGAGAAACCGAATAATTTAGCCATTTTGTCAGTGTTGTCTTATGGTCTATTTATCAACCAACGACAACCTGGCCATTATTATCCAGGGCTTCCCACCACTGAACTTGGAATTCAACAGAGAACTCTTCAATAACGTTGTTACTATCGTAAGACAGTTCAATTGAAGAAACATTGGTTGGGAAAACACCATGGAAATGGTATGATCTCAAAATAGGAATATTGCCTCCCGAAGTTGCAGGAACACCAGCCTGATTGGTGATTGGAGCACGACCAAGTTGATGAACGTAAGCTTCCTGTTGATAGATAGTTGGATCTACTTCTCCAGCGTTATCAGAAACTTTATTGATAACGTTCATCCACTTTTCGAAAGCATCTCTGAGAACAAAATTGCTATCGTTGATAACAGTGATTGTCCAAGTATCGAAACTTCTCTCACCAGCGATCTTGAGTTCTCTTCCACGGAAAGGAACGGAGATTGGGGCAACAATAGAGGCGGGCAGATTAGCTCCCTTTACCAGGAAGCGAGTTCTGTCACTCACATCGTTGTCATCAATTCCAAGAGCTGGGAACTTAAGTTCTACTTCAAAGAAGTTGGGGCGAACGCCGCCGCCCAACAACTTCGACTTAAAGGTATCCAGGGTTCTCGCATTACTCCCTGTATTTGGGATTTGCTGAGGCATTTTTACTTACTCCTGTTAAACGGTTGATGATGTGTTGTACTATTTAATAATCAGACGGTGCCGACTACTTCTTCGAAACTAATTCCAGTGCGATTCGCAACGAATGTCAGTCCGATGAAGTTGATCGATCTTGCAGGTTTTACAAAAATGTCGGCACGAAATTCGTTCGCGTCGATCACATCAGCAGAGTTGTTGCTCTCATCACAGACAACCAGGAAGTCTGTGATACCTCTCTTAGATTGAACATCGCGGAGGAAAGGTTCAACGATGTTAACGAAGTTTGCTCTGGTGATCGCATCGTTGAATTCAAACAATTGAGCACGGGCAGCTCTTTCGATTGCAGTCTCAATTGTGAGGAACAAACGACGGACGTTAATTCTGTCGAATGCGGAAGTATAGGACAGGGCGGTCTTATCACCGAAGAGAATGATACCACCACCAGGAGAAGCGATGACTGGGTTTACTCTCTTGGTGTAGAGAAGATCTCTTTGAGTTTGTGATGGGTTATAAGCGAGTTTAACTGCATTGTTAACAGTGCCACGGGTTGTTCCAGCGGGCGAGAACCATGGGAATGAATTCTGTGAGGTTCTTGCCATCATGCCAGCAACGTCTGGGTTGCAAGGAATGTAACGGAACTTGTTATTGAAACGATCAAAGGTGTACTTATAACCACTGTCCATGACAGCGTATGAAGAGGAATTAACTCCTTGCAGAGTAGCGAGAACGTTGTTTGTTTGGGTGTCGGTATTTGTCAGTGGAGCTTGATCATTCAAAAGGTCAGCTCTTCTTGGAGAAATGGTTGCAACGCAATCCTTTCTGTTCTCTGCAATTTGTACCAGTTTGTTGGCTTTACCCACAGTCTCATCTCTAGAGGCAAGACCAGGGCCCATAATCAGATAATTGATTGGATACTCTCTCTGGTTGGCAAATTGGTCATAACCCTCCATCAGGTCACCAAGAGTTGCTGTATATGTAGGAGCAGTGTAAGAACCGCCGTAATCGAAACCACCCAGAAGAGTATAAGTAGATCTACCGATACCTGAGAAGACGATACCTTGTGCATTCTGGCCCCATGAAGAACCAGACGCTGTGTTTGCAACGTTTCCAGTGGAGAAACCAGTTGCGGATCCCAGAGGAGCATAACCAGCGAAGAGATACTCGGAGTTATCTGCAACGTAGTTCTTGTAGTAAACAGGTGAGTTAAACTGTACGGCATCCTTAGCCTTGGAAAGGCCAACATATTTCTCAAGAATCTGTCCAGAAGTTCCAGTAACGGAACCATCATCATCAACAACTACGATGTTGATTTCGTCAAATCTTGATGCTCTTGAAGAAGCATAAGCCGAAGTGCCGGGTTTACCAGCAATGTTCTTCCAGTATACTGTTGAGTTACTCAGTCCAAGGGTTTGTCCCTCATACCAGTCGATCGCAGCAACAGGTGTAAGAGCTGAGTTTGTTGTAACTCCAGTTACTTTGAGAAGTTCACCAGTTGTACCAACACCAACTCTTTGGGTTCTAATGTAGTCATTAACATCAATTGAACCCAGGGTTGTGATACCGATTACAGTACCAGTTGAAGATGCAGCAGTTCTTACTGTACCAGCAGTTCCAGCCTGAGACAGAACATAAACTGTGGTTGCATCATTGTGTGCGGCTTCAATTGTACCGTCAATACCTCTTGTGGAGAAACCAACGAAACCAGTTCCAGAAACAATAGTTTCGCCAACACCAATCAGTTCTCCTCCAATCAGAAGAATGTTTGCAGAACCAGCACCAATTGTATTAATACCAGAAGTACTAGACAGGTTAACACCAGTAGCACCGATTGCAAGTGATTGCCCACCGGCTTGGTCAATTGTGATTGAAGAACTTACTGTATTATAAAGGAACAACTCTGTTCCAACTCCAATTGCCTGAGCACCACTAACGGCTGCGGTGTCAACACCACCAATTCCTCTTTGAACCGTGATTTCGGTTGAAGCAGCACCAGTTGCACCAACGATATTCAAAACTCTAGTTGTCTTGAATTCATAGGCGCCACCTTTGGTGTACTCAGCATCAGCAAGAGTACCAGCTGCAGATACTTGACTTACAATCTTAACGTCAATGGAGGAAGATCCAATTCCAGTAATAATACCTTTCAGGTGACCATCGAGTGTCAGTGAAGTACCAATACCACCGACTTGAACACCACCGAATGCTTGAGTAACAGCAGCACCAACGACAATACCTGCGGTTGTAATACCAGTCAGTGTTTGGTCAGTCAGTGCGTCAATAACACAAACTTTAAGGTTGTTTGCCCAAGTACCAGGGTTCTTGGCAGCCCAATACCAATCAGTAGGAGTATCGTTTCCGTTATAATATTCTTCTACGTTCCTCAGTTTTAAATTCGTTACTGATGATGCAGAACCAGTTGCAACAGCAGCGTTAGCGTTGTTGAGTGACGTACCATCAGTTCTTACAACTCTCAGAACCCCACCATATGAGAGATAGGATGAGGCACTCATCCAGTACTCATATTGATTACTAGTCTCTTGGGGTTTACCAAAAGTATCTACTAAATCCTTTTCGTTCTCAATAAGAATTGGCTCATTTATTGGACCCTTTACAAATGGACCCGCAATGGCGCCAGTCTGGTCACTTACGCCTGTAATTCCGCCACGAGTAAGGTCAACTTCCCTTACCTTAATTCCAGGAGATACTAAGCCTAAACCAGCCATCTGATTTCCTCTAGAAGTTTCAGTTGATTTCTAAATTTATTTATTGATAGCAATCTTTTCAAATGGGGAAATAGAACGTGAACACTACCAATCAGGATATTCCCACCTATCAAATATAGTATTTGTCATTCTGCTTACAATAATTCGTTTCTTTGTACAGTCCTTACATTCATAAGAATATGCAGATGGATATGATCCTCTATCTTTACGAGTAAGATAAAAATCTTCAATTAGATTTTTACATTCACCACAAACCCTACAAGTTCTATCAACAAACAGTAAATGTTCTAAATCAAATTTATCATCGATATCCATCAATAATACTCCCACATAAAAGTCATATCACCGTAAGTGGAATTGATATCATCTAGATCTGTTTTTTTCCATAAAGTTCCATCATCTCCTTGAATTAATTCGTCATCAAGACCATCACTGATAAAACCAAAAGGTGCCATATCTTGTTCAATCTGATCCTTTTGATCTTCATACAACCTTTTACGAACGTCTTGATCTGTTAGTTCTTTAAAGTAATCTTGTGCAACCAACCACGCATAAATGACCAGGCACATTGCAAGGTCATCATTACATCCATCCTCAGCCTCAAATGAGTTTCTCTTGTGGATAAATGTCGTAAGTTCTGATATAATATCGTAGTCTTTGAAGAGAACCTTATCGGCCTCAATCATTGTCTTAAGGTTGGAACATCCCACTGCCTTTACAGCCTTAGACATTTTAAGACCTAACTGAGTTTTCTTTCCAGAGAAACCCTGACCAACAATCTGACCTGCACGTCCTCTCATTGAACACTGAAGAAGATTTGGATATTCTAGATCATAGTTTAAAATAGATGCAACTTGATCACCGATATCATTTACTTCACATAATACCCAGGCATTATTATATGACTTAACTGTCTCATAAATGATCGAAGGGAACAACATTGGTTTTATTTCGTTGTTCTTATATTTTGCAACTACTCTGTGTGGGTACTCAGTAATATCCACAACAACAAAAGCGGAGTAATCATTACCACCACCCCTAGCAACATCGACAGTACAAACATAATCGTGATTGTCAATCGATTTTTCGTATATCTCTAATCCATTACCAGATTGAATTGGTCTGTCATAGACCATAGATCTCAATTTAGCTGGATTGATGAGTGTATCAACAGATCCGAGGAATTCACATTCAAACTCAACCTTGAACTGGTTTTCGGATGTGTTCTTGATTGTTTGTTCTCTCCAAGCCTCATCACGACCAGGAACTTCACTCCAGTGAACTGAAGTTGGAACGTATTCATTTTGACCCCTCTCAGCATCATGCCACATTCTGTAAAAATGGTTCATGCCGTGAGGCGTTGAAACCATGATTACTTTTGTGCTTTTACCAGAAGTAATAGTAGGATAAACAGAGGCAAAGAACGAGTCTGCAATATGGTTTGGAACGAAAGCGAATTCGTCGAGGAAGAGGATATTAAACGACATGCCTCGGACAGCACTTGCAGATGTAGAAGCTGCCAATACCTTACTGCCATTTTCCAACTCCATAGATCCTTTGTTCCATGCAATGATACCCTGCTGCATCCACTTTGGCAGGTTTTCATATGCAAGTTGTAATCTACTGAGTAGTTCTCGCGCAGTAGAAGCCTTGTTGGCAAGAATACCAACGTTCACACTGTCGTTAAAGACAATATAGTGTAACAAGTATGATACCGATGTGGTTGACTTACCAGTCTGTCGGGGCATCATACAGATGTTAAATCTGTTTTCGTGAAATCGACTGATTAACTTCTCTTGAAACGCATATGGTTCAAAAGGAACAAGACCCTCATCCAGAGAAACAATACGAATATAATTTCGCGCAAAGTAAACAGGATCGTCTTTACACTTAATAAATTCTTCGATCTGGTCTTTGGTGAACTCAATGGCAGTGTTAGCCTTCTTGAGGTTCGGGTTACCAAGGTATACCTCACTCATTCATCTCATCATTCGCTAGCTTAAGTATGTAGTAAACACACCATGCAGTAAATGCCAGTCCACAACAGAGTATAATGAATACTCCAGGAACAAACTCAACGTTTGTGAACGTACCAAATGCCCATGATTGGGACAACAATAAGAGCATAACAAAGTGCTCCAAGAGTGAATGGGTTATTTAGAACCCACTGTGCGAAGTGTCCCATAGTTGTCTAAAATATCTATCTGTGTGGTTTAAGCAGTCTAGTGGTGCCGTTTCTTCAGTAAGTGCCCAATTATAACAGAAATCTATCATTGGTGTAGTAACGTGTTCTACACCAAACATTCTTGAAAATGAAGATGCTGCGAAATGAAACCTTTGCCTAATGGGCGGTTCCATTTCCCTTATAGTGTTCGGTGTCATAGTATCCACCTTTTCTAGAACCGAAATAGAGTGTGGTTAAAACAAATGGAACTGCAATGATTGCAAGTCCCATTCCTAATAGATGTTCCATTATTCGTCTATCCCAAGTTCATTTAAGTAATCAATCCACCATTGTGGGTCTTTCTGCATTTTCCATTGTGGAACTTGAAGTCCCTTCTCAAAATAATATCTCCAGATTGCCTCATCGATAATCTGTTTTACTTCCATATTCCTCTTCCTCTTCATCAACGTCTCCATACGGATTGTCCAAATAGGGTCCATGTGGTCGTTTGGCGTCTTCTCTGACATAGGTTCTTTCAACTTCGATAGTTGCAATCCATACTGAGAGTTTCATTACTATGTAGATGATACCCAGTGGTAAAAAACACGCGATGAGGATAAGTGGTTTCATTTGTCTTTTAGCAAATCTTCAATTCTTTTGCGCATGTCTTGAGATTGTTTTTGATCTCTCTCACAATGTCGATAACCACGATGACCTTTCATGATCATTGTTCCTTGATAGAACATCGTGATACCAAAGACTAATAATAAAATACAACCAATTAGTTCAATGTGATTTTGAGCCATGGTAGTAATGGTGGAATGGCACCAACTAGTCTTAGAAGTCCCTCAGCAAATAAAGCAAGAACCACCCAACCGACGCACATACTAATGATACTAGCATTACGGTTGTGTCGTCGTATTGCTGCATCGATCATCTCCTGACATTCAGAACGTGTAATTAACTCTTCTTGATCGTACATCATGGATGATCCTGCTCAAGCTCTGTAAGTCTTTGAGCCCATGTTACTCCACCTTCTTTACCCACGGCGGGGTTTATGCAGGTTTCGTCACCTAGATTGTTGCAAACCAGACCTGCAAGGTCCAGTTCATTTCCCTTCTTACCTGTGCCCGCCCAGTAGTGCTGTCCATTGATCCATAAAGCACCACACTTGGGGCATTCCTTTCTCTCCATAGAGAGATCGGACATTTCTTTTTCGTTATCCATTAAAGTCTGTAAGTTTGGATGGTATTCCTAATTGTTTTTGTAACCTGCGTTTCATAAAGTACATTTGGATCTTAATCCACAAATATTTGATTTGTAGTTCAAGATAAACAAAAACGCGCATGGTCCCTTCAATACCCGCGTACCAAATCATCCCGATGAGGATGAACATACACAAGTACAAACTAATTAAGGATGTTCCCATAGTAGAGAATGGCTCAAAGCTGTATCTATAAGATACACTATCTCTTAACTATTCCTTCGTATAACTTAATACTGGTTTCAACACAATTATCTGTTATCTCTGTTCAATCCAGTTAAGTACCGCAAGTGCTGCTTTGTTGGTGTTGGGAGATGCACAAGCAAGAGTATAAGTATCGCTGATTGTACCAATACCAGATCTTCCAAGTTGCAATGTCGCTTTACTATCAACATCCACTAAAGAAGCACCACCAGCAATCGTAAATCCTGAGAGGAGTGTTATTCCTCCAGTGAGTGCAGTTGCTGTAGTATCATATTGGACAAAAGAGTTTGGATCTGGATGATCTGTCCAACTCGCACCAGTCAAAGTTGCGTTTTCCAAAAGTCTCCAATAAACATTCGTGTTATCGTTCGTTACTGCTTGTAGAGACCTCAGTAACATAACTGCCTGAAGTGCAGATGACTTAAGACGCAAACTGATTACTGGATAGAAAGTGTTTGCGTTAGTCAAAGTTGTCCCAGTGATGGCATTTGAGACACTCAACAAAGTACCAAGTTTTTCTGGTTCACCTTCTTGGATCAGAGAGTTAGAACCCTGATAAAGATAATGAGTTCCAGCAACACCAGTTACATTCTCAATCTCAACACGAATTGGAAGGAATGGAGTGGAACACCAAGCCTTATCAAGATTATTTGAGTTATCAAAAGTATGACTCTTGATAGTTTCTCCCTTCATTAACCAAGCAAAATCTACAGTTCCTGCACCATACCATTCATATCCAATAGAAATCATTTGTTGTTTTGTTGGATCTGCGGTTACACCAGTCCAACCATTACCATCAAACTTCTCACCATTCCAATCATCTCTACCAACTCTTATTTCTGTAGTAATTCCAGATGTACTGGTGCGAATTACATAAGAATATGTGCCCCCATCATCCTCAAAATAAACACCATTATTATCGTCAAACAATCCAAATCTCCTACGAATGCCGACTTGTGGCGCTTCTAGACGAATTGCAAATGC